CAAGTGACATATCACCATAGTTTGTACCACTAATCAACGAACCAAAACGTGTCTGACGTCTTTGCTCACTAAAATCAATTGACTCTGGAACTTCAACAACTAAACTTGCATATGAATTAAATCTTTTACTCACATCGGGAGTAATCCCAAAGTAAAGGAAGTAAGGATTAACAATACTAACAGCATTCGATAAACATATGCATCGTGTATTATTACGATTTCTGAATACTGTATCCATTAAGTTTAAAAGAGCTTCAACATCATTAGGTAAATATCCACTTTTATCCTTCTCCCGAATAAACTCATCAAAGATAATTGTTTCAACATTAGGATATGCATTTGATTTTTCAGTTTGCCATGAACTTAACGGAATAGCCCAACCAGCTAATTGACCATCTATATAAAATTCTCTACCTTTAACTTCAAACTTAGTATCTGGAAATTCATTTGCTATATCATCAAAGTAATTCTTAATCTTTCTCAATTCAGATTTATATCTACGTAAGAATACAAATTGCGCTCCTGTTTTTAAAAATCTATTTATCACATAACGCTTCATGGAATAGGATTTCCCTATACCACGTGCGCCAATAACAAAGTTTAGTATTCTATTAAAAGAAAGCATTTTATTAGGGTTGTAATATAGGGATTTATCCATATTCAACTCACCGCCTTATAATTTTATTCGAACGAACCCCAGTAACTAACACGTTGTCCGTCTACAGTTTCGCCACTAGCAACATAAGTATCGTCTACACCTTTTAACCAAACATAACCTTCTTTTTCATATCCATATGAAGAGTAATTAAATTCACTACCTTCTTGTAATGTGCGAATATGTTCACCATTAACCGAAGGGATGCTTCTAACTTTAATCACTCTATCTGCTGTAAATACACCATCTTGAGGAGTAAACCAACTATCATCATAATTAGTGTTTTGTTCTTGACTTGTTTCACATGAAACATTTGTAAGCATCAATGCAACTTCTTCATTACGTCGATTTTGTAAACCTTGATAAAACTTGCCACCCGCTCTATTGAAAAGTAACATAATTCTACCCGCTTCTTGCCAGTCACCGTCATTAATAGCATTTAAAAGGTTTTCATTATTCCTAAATATAGCAGCACCTAAGTTAAAAGCAAATGAACAAAGTGCATCATACTGATTTTGATTCAAATCAATAGTGATATCCTTTTTCGGTACACCCATATGAGAATCTAAGTCCTCTTTTAAAATTTGATGTGCTTCTTTTTCATTTGCTAATGTCTGTCCTCTATAAACACCTTTTGTATGCCCGTAACCAATTGTCCAAACACCAACAACATCTTGATAAGCTTTTAAATAGCAACCTTCCCATTTCTTTACTAAATTCACACCAGTATCAGAAACACCCATTTCATAAGCCTTCATTAAAGTCACTCCCCGTCATTGTTTTTCTCTATAACAATTTTTAAGTCTGTTAAAGCATCTTTCACACCGTCAAGTGTTGTTGTTACCTTTGTTAATACAAATACTGAAATAAAAATAGGGAAACCAACTTGACTAATAAAAGGAATCATTTGTTCCATCACTATCACCACTTCCACCCGTTTACTTGGTCGCTTAATAACTGCCTTATATAATCTTGTAATTTTCTGTTTTTAGTATCTCCCTCAGTTGTACCTTCACCACATGGATTCATAGCACCGTTACCACTCGTATAATATTGAATCATACTAGCATAATGGAAGTTACCACCATTTATATATCTCCACGGTACACCCAACGCAATCGCTACTGGGTTGTTATATGGAACCGTTTGACCGTTTGTATTACCTAAACTTGGGGCGACAATATCACGTGAGTATTGCATTGACAATTCTAACGTATGTACTCCACCTCGTTGACTCAACCATTTTGCATAACCAATACCGTAGTTGTACTGTTGATAAATTGCCCAGTAGTCTACATTGTATTGTTTTGCTGTTGCGGCTGACTCTTTAAAATGTTTCACACCTTGAACGATACTTGCATACGGGTCTTGAATAGTATTAGGAGGTAAGCCAGCCGACTCAGAACTTTGCATCGGGTCTCCACCTTCGCCGCCAGACTCAACCATCATTAAAGCAAGTAGTCCGATTGTGTGTTCTGGAATTCCTTGCTTCTCACATTCAGCTTTCATCATAGGTTCATAGCTTCTTACTTTTGCATTAACCTTCTCATTCAAAGAAATCGTTCCATCTCCCATTGGACAACTTCCATTGATTGACCCTGTGCTATCATCCGTTGTTTTCCAAGGGTAGTTATATGTTACAATCATTTCCGTATCATTTACGAATACCAATTCCCAGTTTTGAACACGTTGGGATTTATCGTGCATCGTAGTCCCTTTATACACTTCCATATGTAAATGGTCACCCGTCACATTTCCCGCTGTCCCTGTACGAACCATTAATTCACCTTGTTTGCGTTTTTCACCAATATATCGACTAGGTGAATCATTATCATGCCTTACCATATATGTAACTCTCATTGTTCCTAAAGGTGTATTCACTTCACTATCTGTTGTCCATGCAGAACCATCTCCACCAGTACCAACATGAGAACAAGTAACATCAGCAGGAGCATAAACAGATGCACGATTCGTCTTATTTCCGTTCTTATCTCTATGAACGTAATCTATAGCCATTGAATTTTGATGTGAGACATTCCCATCTTGAGGTCCGCTTCCTTGTGATATATACATAACATCCATAGGAAACAACGAATTTTGTTTTCCGTTGCTCCCTACAGATTTTTGTCCTGCTTTCATCAGCTAAAATTTCTATCATCAACAAAGAACGAAATCCCATCAAAACTAGTAAACTGTTTTGGTGCTGTGGGGTTTCCGCTCGTTGCATCCAGAATAATTTTACCAGAACTTCTCACTTGAATACGGTTTGTTGAACCTGCCACATCTTTATTCACACTCGCTACAGTAGTAAAGAATTGATTTCGTGTAGGCATAAACGGAAAGGCAATAGATGCAAGTTCCATATTAGGCTCTGAACTAACATAAGCATGTGTTGCAACACCTCGTAAAGTTACCCAACCTCTATCGTCTTTACAATATTGTGGTTTTACATCATCTGCATACGGTGTTACACCACTTGTTAAAGGTAAGTCAACCCATTCAACACCCGTTGTTACATTTGTTGTATATGTGTTTGTAGTAACTTTATCAAATCCCATATTTCCTGCTATAGCAAAGAAAACTTTTCCTAGTGATGGTATAACATGTGTAAATATAGGGTAGTATCTACCATCATATTCATAGAAACTTACACCTTCACTTTCATACGTGTAAGAAGTACCTTCAATACATGGCGCCCATTTATTAACCATATCAGCAAATGATTGTTTATCGAAATCAAACGTTTGAATGGTGCGACCTGCAAAGTTCACAGCGGTAACAGTAGCATTTTGTTTCCCTCTACCTAAATAAATAACATTATTAATAATGGTTACACCTTGCACTTTTTCACCGTTAACAATTTCACCGTCAAAATAAATTTTTCTTAATAGTTTAGGGATTCCATGTGACACAGATTCAAAATCATATAAATACATTCCTTCACATCGGTTAGCATCACCAAAATGTGTGATTAAGTATTTATTCTCTGGGTCACACCCTAATTTACTACCACCAAGAACCGGAATATTTCCGCTTAATACTCCTGTATCATAATTAAATACAGCAACATTCATGTCATAAGTAGTACGAACAATAAAACATAATTCACCACGTTCATTATAGAAGAATGGAAGACCTTCTGTATAAGCACCTGTTGAATGTTCAAACTCTTTATGGTCTATTTCAGTTCTAGTACTAATACTATAACGTGTAATTGTTGTATATTCT